TTTTTCTGCATAAAGAAACCAATTCATCTGTAACACGGATATATCCCGCATCTTGCATTGCTTGTAGGTATTGAGTCATCTCACTTGGAGCGGTAGTCTTGTTCAATAGTTGGTGTTTAAACTTCTTTAGAGGCACGTGAGTGCGGTTATTGTTAAAGATGGTAGTCTCCAACCATTCCTTCATATCATGAGCAATTTTCCCCGTTTTACTCCTGCCAAATCCTTCTAAAGCCTTAGGCATTTTATCTTCCATATCAAACATAATCTCTTTTGTTCTTTCCCAATCACTTAAAGTTATAATTCTATTGCCAATCCGTGACGCATTAACAGACATAGCTACCTTCAAAAAATGGGAAACCCTACGTTGATTATACTCAGTCATGTTAGGATCTTTAGATTCAGGTGGAATGAATATCTTTATATCTTTTTCCGCCACTTCTTTAGCCTCTTCATCAAATATAAACTTCCCATGAATACTAGCTATGAGACTTAAATCATATCTCAAATCTTCCAACGTATCATCATTCACTTTTTCCTGTAATAAACTTTGAGGTATCCTTTCCCCTTCATGGTAGATAGGTAAGAACCTAGATAATAATCCTTGCGATGCCGCATCCTCTGGTAAATGATCGATGAATTGTTGAGGTGTTGCACATGCTATCCAATTTAAACAAGGACCTTTTATAAATTGTGAAGCTCCCGTTTTAATTTGATGACTATAAGATTCTTTACTATCCCACATGTCAGTCATAAACATTTGCAAGTATTGATAATGCCTGCTCATAAATGTACCAAACTCTGAAGTCGTCATAGTAATAGATGAATCATAAAACAAACCATCCCTTACTGTACCCACTCTGTAATCCAACCTAGTAGTCTTATGCATTTCCATTGCTAATTTTTCGGGAGTAATTTTATCTTGGATAAGATACAAGGGATAAGTCTTCAACCCATACTGAGTTAGTCCACTATTAAATTCGTCATCATCTTCCTTTGTTCCCACAGGTGTAGTCAACTTAGAAAAGACTTTAGAAAAGGGCAAGATTAAGGACACTGATTTATTTGTTCCTGGGGGACCGACCAATACTATAAATAAATTAGGACGCACGTCATAGTTGGGCATGGAGAACCAACACTTGCGACCCAATGCTCCCGCCACTGCAGAAATTGCTGACCACGTAGCAAACTTATGAGGAATAGGTGAACCCTTAACTGGTTGCGCACATGCGTGTATAAAATCTTTATTTCTTCTCATTCCATTTCCTCAAATTTTTCCATGAATCTCCCACTTCTGCGTCCGAAGGTATCATCATTTTCCTTCCTTTAACTTCAATAGGATTATTCAAACAATCCAATACTTTAGGAATTAACATATCAACTTTATCAATGGGGCATTGACCCAACACTGCGTCATGCACCTGTCCTAATATTTCCACACCATCTTCAAATAACTCTTTCCATATTCTATACAACCCAAGATTCAATATATCCCCAACCAAAGATTGCGGAAGATAGGCTATAGCTTTCCGAGCATAGTGCTCATCATCTAGCCTACCCCAAAATTGCCTGCGTCTACCAAAGGGTGTTATTAAATTTCCCGTCGTCTGTAATTCTTTTACAACTTCATCATGCCATGACCTAATCCCAGGAAATGCCCCCTTTACTTTCACAAGCTGTTGCGCACCACTTCCAATTACTTCCCCCATCTCTATGAGTTCCTCGAAGCCTCCACGTTTATCTTGCTTATGCCATCTGTTTAAATTATTCAATGGTTCAACCCCACCATAATATAATAATTGAAATCGCTTGGCTTGTGAACCTTTGATCTTAATGTTTCTTGATACGGTAGTATGAGACGCACCATAGTTAGTGCCATGACCCGCCCTCTTGCATACGTCACGGTATGTATAGTTGCCAAAGTAAGGTTGCTCCGCCAGTTCCCTGTTCTGTTCCTGGTCTTCCGACCAACCCAAGTTAGGCCATACCATTTTAGCCACTTCCGTATGGAGATCAGAACTTTCCGCCGCGTTTATATATCCTTCATCGCCAGACAGATAAGCCGTTGCCCTAGATTCCGCCGCCTGCAAGTCAGCATAAAACATAATGCGTCCACGATCGGGAATAAAAATAGCCCGCAAATCCTTTGTAATGTTTTGAAGATTAGTTCCTGTACCCCAAGGAGATTCCTTTGAAGACCACCGCCCCGTCTGTGTGCCAGCCACTTGATACGTACAACGAATGCGACCATCATCATCCCTCTTTGAAGCCAACACTGTTAACATCTTATCAACATCTCTCAATGCCATGATGGTTTTACAAAATGGACGGGCACGAGGATACTCTTCACTCAAATGTTCGAGAGCATTGCGATCTGTGGAAATTTTTGATTCACCTTTGCCATACTTAATTTCCTCTGGAAGATTTAAATATGTATAAAGGATTTCTTTTAATTGGTAAGGGCTGTTATGATTTAAATTCTTATCCCATACTGCGTTCGCGAACAAGTTAAGCATGCGCTCAAGCTTAAGCTTTTTCTTTTTCAAGGGGGCACGTATGATTGTAACCGCCCTTTCATCCACTCGAAGACCCCGCAATACCATAGAGATGGCAGGTCCCAAGCAACTGCGTTCAAATTCGTAAGTGTTTTTAGTATGGTTGTCTAGTTGGGGGGATAATTTATTCCAAACTTCTGTTGTTATTTCACAATCAAGACCGCAATACACCCATAACGACTGTTCCTTATTGAGGTTCTCTTTCTTTAAATTCGTGTTTCGGATTATCCTCGCCATTTAGTTTCTCCTGTATCTCCCCTGCGATAGCCATGTACGCCGCACCATCAGCGTAGGTATCCCGGGTTCTCTTACCTAATTTAGTTCTTGCTATTTTTAATAAGCACATCATCACAGCGACCTCATGTCCTGTGAGTGGGTGGTCAAGATAGGCTGACCATAACTTAGCAATGTTATTGTGATTAATAACTTTGTCTCCATATTCTGAGGCTCTGTCACCTTCAACTAATGTCATTGCGTCTCTTAGAAAGTCTAAGGTTCTTTTTGTTTCTATCATACTCTCCCTCTCTGTATCTAATAAATTCTTTTTGTGCCCGTTCGGGATCTACTTCCGCTAGTGAACACACCAATTCAAACTCCTCTTTCTTATCCTTTAACCATCTTTCTACGTCTTCTTTATTTCGCAAACCATCTTCCGACTTGCCTTTATAGGCGAAGTCTTGGGCGGCTTGATCTAAAACTGCTCGCCATAGAGAGATTAAATTCTCTACGTCTTTTACATTTTCGGGCAACGGTTTGACCGAAAACAATTGTGATTGTTTCATTACATCTATGCATCTGCTTTAGTACTCTTTGAAAACTTGGCTAAGGTTTTCCAAGCACTCTCATTTGTATATATAGAGCCAAGAAAAGCCAAACCTTTTTCCTGTTCTGGTTGTAATGAATGTTGAGCATGCATGGTATCATGAATGATACCCTTGGCATGTATTTTCATCTTGTATGCTAACCATGACACATCATATAATTGATTCTGTGCCACCTTAACAATCTTTTCGTTTTCCAGGATTTTCTTTACCCAGTACCAGGCTGCGACTTCATTAGTAGCAGACCAGTAATTATTTAATTCTTTGTTCTCATCACGAAAAGGAACAACCATTGCAGTAGTAGGGTTGGGTGCAAAGCCTATACAAACAATAGAGCCTTCTGCTGTTTCAATATCAAATGCGAGAGGGTTGTCGTGATTTGCTTCACTGATAAATTTTTTTTCAAATTCATCCAGATCAGTAAGTGTAGGTTCAATCCATACATCTCTGTCTGTGTGTTGTAATTGCGTGGAGAGGGATTCTCTTTGTGCTTTCTGTAAGTCAGCTACGAAATGTGGTCGCCATTTAAAATTTTTAAGAACAGAGACAGGACTATAGGTTGGTACAATCTTATAGTTGTGTAGGTCAGAATGACGCAATGAGGTTGTGAAGGTTGCGCCTCTATATGTACCAATCTTATCTAGTCCTGTCAATGCCCACAAAGACAAGGAGCCCATAGGAATGATCACCCTGGGTTGAACGTCCTCAATCTCTTTGTGCAAACGTACTATTTCATCTTCAAATTTTTTCTTAAGGTATCCCTCTTTCTTTGGTGGTAAACTTGATCGCCACTCATTCTCTTTACCTAAGGCTTTATATTCTTTTCGCTTGTGAAAAAAATATTGAGTGTCATTTTGGTGGGGCTTTAGTTGTATGGTGTGAGTGAGCAAGCAGTCGTCGAGGTCTATCTTGGCAATGTCACAAAGTTCGCTGAATAATTTTCCCGTGCCCCCTTGCAGGATTTTATTAGCGATTGTTTCACTGTTAGTAGGGTACTCGAATACAAAAGCAATCTTGCAATCCTTGACTGATTTAGGTTTGCGAGACTCTATTCTTTTATTGACTGCGTACTCACTCATAAAGACACTACTTCTTAATAACGCGTTTTACGGACGCTACAAGTATGTCTTTATTTCTGCCGACCATCTCGTGTTTCACAACACCACTAAATGTTTGACCGATTGCTTGCTCAAGCAATTCGCCGAACGATGCTTTATCGCCCATGTCAAGTGCCTTCACTAGGAAAGCCTTTAGTGACAATGCAGGATTATTTTGTTGCATTGCTTTTGGTGTTGCCCAAAACTCTATTCGAGTTGGTTCAGCATTGGATAAATCTGAATCAGTAAGATCAGATTGTATGATTCCAACTGCCTTGCAGTTAATCCTTACCAAAGGAGTTTGGTTTTCACCCACCCTATCGGAACGATAAGATGTAATGGTGAAATCGTAACTGCCTTCGGGCAAGGTAACTGACTCAGGCACATCTCCTGGAGTCATACTTAAAAAGTCATTAACATCAGACATTGGTTTTACCTCCTGTATTATTTGTTAATTTATTTTTCGCGTTCTTTTGAATAGCATCAAATAATTTTGCTAAATCCAATTCGTAATTAGCCTCTAATAATTTAGGTGCTGTTACTTTTAAATCCATCTTATGATCTGATACCGTTCGGAGTGTGCGTTCCACTCCTTTACTTGAAGCCCTAGTGTCTATTCGGCACACGCAATTAAAGTATCGTCCTATCTTAGTAGATAATTTAGAACCAACACTTGTCGGGTATGCTTTGGAAACACCTAAGTCTCCCTCCATGTACTGCATATGAGTAGTAACTACTACATTACACGGAACTTCCGAGCCCGTTATATACTGTATGATATGTTGGACATCACGCGCCGCTGTTCCCCACTCGGGTTGAGTAGGTTGGTCTGTTGGTTTTTTATTATTAAAAACCAAAGCACCACGCAAAGCTGATTCGCCCATCAATGTCAAGCTGTCTATAACAAGAACATCTTTATTAGTCCACGATTTAACGGGACCGAAATCTTCATCTCCATCTTTCCACTGCGTAATTAATTGAACACCCTTGCGAAAAGCACTTGCTTGTCCGAGAGCATCTTTTAATGTAACATAAGACACGCGTTTAACTGCGTCCTTATTTAGAAATTCAGGGAGAATAGATAAGCCG